CTCCAGAAGGTCGAGAACCGAATGGCGGAGATTGCCGGGCTCAAATTCAGGCTGATGGACGAGGCGCGACTCCTCGGCAAGGACGGCAAGGCTTACGCGGGCGAGTACACGGACGCGCTCGCGCGGGATATCTTCGAGGGCGTGCGGCAAGCGGTGAAGCTCGGGATGGAACTCGGGGGGTCCATCAATGGCTGATAAGAAGAACCTCCAGCTCGAGGTCTTCCGGGTGAAGGTCCGGTTCCTCATGGAGCAGTACGCGGCGAAAATGCGGATATTCGTGGCCGAGAACAAGGCGGCCGGCATGACCCCCGAGGCCATTAAGGCTATGCGCGAGAATCCGCTGTCGCGTTGGGCGATGGAGCGGGAGGCGCTCAATAAGGCCGTTAAGCGTGAGGTTGCAGGGCTCATCAACCGCGTCCATATTACGGCGTACACGCGGGAGGCTCTCTAATGCCCGAAGGCGAGCTCCTCCAAAATGTCATCTGCTCGATGAATCCCTGCCCGATCTGCATCGACGCAGCTGATCAGGAGCCCATGGCCTTCGATGAGTGGGCGGACTCCGAATGGGGACTCCCGGGAAGCTCCGCACGCTATTGTGAGGACGACTGCCACTGCATCCTTGTCCCGGTCGACGCGATGGACGAGCTCCCCGAGATCTCGAACCTGGTGAAGCTCAGGGGTGAGGAGGGGACGGAAATTACGAGCATCGTCGATATATCGCCCTCGGAGCAGGGCTTGAAAGAGGTCATGGAGGAATGGAACGGGATGGGCATGCAACTCCCTCCGGAGATCTACGACATGGACGTTTTCGAGGTCGAGCCGTATCTCCGCAAGCTCATCAAGAAACTGGAGGGCGGCCAATGAGCGTTAAGATCACGGGAGTCGCCGAGGTGAAGCGGCAGTTCGCCGCCATCGAAGCGTTCCTGGCCTCCACGAAGCCGATGGAGGGGATCGTCGCGGAAATCAAGGACATCATCCTCATAAAGACCTCGAGCGGGCTGGACTACATGGGCCGGAGCTTCATGCCGTACTCGAAGGCGTACAAGAAAAAGAAGACGGGGATGACGGCGACGGGCAGGCCGAACTTGAAGCTTTCCGGGACGATGCTTGACGCGATCAGGGCCGAGGTTAAGGATGCGCGGCACGGGGCGGTATTTGTCGCCCCGGTCAGTGAGCCCAGGGGTAATGCGCAGTCAGATATGCTCGCCCAGATCCACACGACGGGGACGGGGAAGCAGCCGCAGAGAGAGTTTATGAACCTGGCGCCATCGGCCGTCAAGAAGCTCACGAAGAAGCATTACGACGACCCTATTTTGGTTCTGGCTAAGGGGGCGAGGGCATGAATTACTACAAGCCAACATCCGGGGAGTGGACCCAGCCCGTGAGACGCAGCTACAGGTTCGCGTGCTGCGACTGCGGGTTGGTTCATGCCATGAACTTCAGGCTCGTTGCGAACGACCACGGGGCGGGGCGGAAGATTCAATTCCAGGCCGAAAGGGATAATCGGGCAACGGGCCAAACGAGGCGATGGATGAAGAAGCTCATCCGCACGAAGCGGTAAGCAAATAAATTACAGGAGGCCAAGAATGGCTACGGAAGAAAAAAAAGAAGAGACCAAGAAGGTCGAAGGCGAAGGGAAAGAGGCGGAGAAATCCGAACTCGATCCGACGATCGTGGCCCTAATGAAGGACCCCGACGCCATCGCCAATCTGCTCAAGACGAAGCGGGATTCGAACGCCGAGGCGAAAGCCTACCGCCTGAAGCTCGAAGCCAAAGATAAGGCCGAGACTGAGGCGAAAGAGGCGGCCCTGAAGGAACAGGGAAAGTTCAAGGAACTGGCCGAGAGTGCGAAAACCGAGAGTGCGAAAGCGCTGGCCGGCTTCATAAAGAGGCTGGCGGACCTGACCATCAAGAATGAGGCAATCGCCCTGAACGCGATCTACCCGGACGTGGTTGTCCTGGCCGTCGATAGGGCGGGGATCAAGGTCTCGGCTGACTTGGAAACCGTGGAGGGCGCGAAGGAAGCGGTCGAATTGCTCAAGAAGAGCAAGCCGGACCTCTTCAAGGAAGCCGGGCAGACCGGCACCCCGCCTCCCGGGACCCCGAAGCCGCACCTCAAGGGCACTTTACAGCCGGCCGCAGGCGAAAGCGTCTATGACCGGATCACAAGGGGGCTCGAAGGTAAGAAGAAATAACCCTGAGCCTCCAAAAGGAGATACAACACTATGGCTCAAACACTCATTGAGTACAGTAAGCAGACGCAGGACCCCATCCTGAGCGGCGTCATCGAGACGTTCGCCAAGTCCTCCGTCATCCTGGACGCCCTTCCTTTCAAGAGCATCCAGGGGAACGCCCTAGCCTACAATCAGGAAAGCGTTCTGCCCGGGATCGGATTCCGGGGAATCAATAAGGCGTACGCCGAAAGCGTCGGCGTCCTCCTCCCCTTGACCGAGAAGATCAAGATCATGGGCGGTGACATGGACACCGACAAGGCACTCGTCAAGATGTACGGCGCGTCCCGGCGGGCGACCGACATCCAGATGCAATCCAAGGCGACGGCGCTTCGCTTCACGAAGGAGTTCTTCGACGGCGACGAAGCGACGGACGTGACGGGCTTCGACGGCGTCAATAAGCGGCTCACCGGCAACCAGGTTATCTATGCAGGGGATAACGGCGCAGTGCTCACCAAAAACCTACTCCTCCTGCTCATCGACGCGCTCGACGAAAAGCCGGATCTTCTCGTGTGGGGTAAGGCGTTCGACCGCCAGGTCGACAACCTCTACTCGGGGAGCACCATCATCACAATCGACAAGAATCAGTGGGGCGAACGTGTCAGGCTCTTCGACGGGATCCCCATCGGCATCGTCGACAAGGACCACCTGGGCAACGTCATCCTGGAATTCGACGAGATACGCGGTACGTCCGGCTCCGTCTGTGGGTCGGCCTATGCCTTCAAGTTCGGCGTCGATCAGTACGTTGCCGGGCTCCAGAACGGTGAACCCGAAGGTGTCGATCTCGGGGAAATCGACACGATGCCGGTCTATCGGTACCGCCTGGAATGGCTGATCGGCATGGCCATGTTCCATCCCCGGTGCGCAGCCAGGCTCGCGGGTGTCCTCAAGGCGTCCACTATTCTGTAAGGAGAAAATCATGAGTCACGAACAAAGCACAATCATCAAGGATGAGTTGCTCATCCTGCGGGCCAGCGCGGCGGCTACGGCGGTCGCGACAGGGACGGGACTCCCCATCGGACCGACGGGGCTGGTTAAAGCCGTCGTCAACGTCACGGCCCTGGCCACGAGCGGCACTATCGCCGTCAGTATCGAGGAGAGCGATACGCTGGGGAGCGGCTACACAACCGTCGCCTCATTCCCCGTCATCGCGGCCGTCGGTCTCTATGAGTTGCCCTTCCGGGCGACCAAGAAGTACGTGCGGTACGAGACCACCGCCGTTCACAGCACCGAATCAATCACCTACGAGATCCTCGTCACCACGGTCGAAAAGTAAGGGAGACCCATGCCGATCTATCTCCTTGAAATTCCAGGATCGGAATTTACGGGATTCAAGGGCGGCGTGGACTTCTACTGGGGGAAGGGGTCGACGAGCTCAAAAGCTGATGCGGATCGGCTGGTAGTTAAGGCTGGTTGCCGGATCGTCGAACCCGCAAGCGAAACCAAGGTTGAGGGGGTCCCAGCCGGGATCCCCTTGGCCATCTCCACGCCGGCAGGCGAGACGCCGCAGGAAACGAAGCCCAGGATGGGCACGCGTAAGGGAGGCAGGAAAAAATGAGCTACATCATCAAGTTGAGCGAAGATCAAGCTCCCCAGGACGCAGTCTTTCTCATCGAGGCGAAGGTCTACTCGGCCGGGGTCCAGGTCAAGCCGACTTCGGCCACGGTCACAATCCGCGACCCCGACGGTACAGAGGTCCTGGCGGCAACTGCGATGACGGTCGACGGCACAACCGGCACGCTGAGCTACTTACTCGCCGCGGCGAAGACAGCGGACCTCTGGGAGAGCGCCGTCATCGAGATCAATTACACAATCGCTACGGTCGTTTATCGGGCGACGTTCTTTTTCGACGTCGTTATTACGCCGCTCGCGTGCGATGTCATCGACGTCGACCTCAAGGCATACTTTCCGCTCCTGGCGGATGAAATCTGGACCGGCACGACGAGCTTCAGCGGCCAGATAGCCGAGGCGTTCAATGCCGTCAAGCGGCTCATTAAGGACAAGGGCAAACGGCCCTCGATGCTTATTGACGGCTCCCAGGTCCGGGAGCTTGTCATCATCAAGACCTTCGAGATGATCTTCTTCAACTTCAGTAAAGACCCCGAGGACGTTTGGTGGAAGCGGTATATCGCATACCATGACCTGTTCACGGCAAGGTTCGCGGCGCTTCAGATCAAATATGACGAGGACGCGAGCGGGACGATCGAGGCCGACGAAAACCTGGGGCTCGGCCAGCTGACGCTGATCAGGTGAATTCATGACGAAAAGCAAGATCCGGACGCTCATCGAGGCCGTTGAGACGCGGATGACTGCGCTCGGGTTCACGGCGACGAATACCGTATTCGACTTCGACCTCATTCCGGATTCGATCATCCACAAAGCCTATCGGATCGAAAGCCGGATCATCGGGAATAACTACGACATGGGCGGGCTGGCGAACCCGCGTGAGGAAATCTCCATCTGGGTCGCCTACAAGATGAAGCGCGACGCCCGGGCGGCCTGGAAGACGGCGCTGGACGACAGAGAGGTCATCGAGGATGACCTCGTGAACAACCCGACCATCATGGCGCTCGACTCGGACCCGTTGCTGACCCTCGATTCGGAGGCGTCGGCGCAGAAGTATCTTGAGGATTACCTCGTTTTGAAGTTGGCCTTTACGGCCGACTATCTTAGAACTATTTCATGAGGTGAAATATGGCAACACCAATTTATCCAAGTAAAAGGTTTTTCCGGGCGGGTGCGAAAAAGGGGGCCGCGTGGGGTGATGAGATCGTACTTGGCGCGACCAGCGGGATTCTGATCGAGAACGACGGCAACCCGCAACTCAAGCAGCCCTACAACTCGCACGACGACATCGACGCCGTAATGCCGCTCGACGGCGATCTCGGACCGATCGGGGCCGTCGACTTCGCCCCGGACTTCGCAGAACGGTATGATCCGGGCCCATTGGGGTCTATGATTGCGGCGCTATTCGGCACGTGCCCGGCTCCGACCGCGGGGAAGAGCATCCTCGATTGGGCGGATAGCGTTTCGGCTTTCTTCACGTTCGCGGTCGAGCGGCCCGGGACGATTATCGAGGTTCCGTCCGCGATGCCGATGAAGTACGGAGTGAAAATCGCGAGCGGCCTGCTCAAGGGTTCAATCGGACTCCGGGGCAATGCGCTCGTCGCCGCCCCTACCCTCAACACGGCGACGGTGATGGCCGCCCTGGGCTATGTGGACAAGGGGAACCGGATCAAGTTCTCGGAAGGCGTCATCCGCATGAAGGCACAGACCGGCACAACGTGGGCCCCCGGGGATATCCTCGAAGTCAGCGACATCGACATCAGCTATGAACGGACGCTCGATGATGTCCATGAGGCCGGGAGCGAAAGCATCATCCTGCCGAAGGAAAAGAGCTTCAAGATGACGGTTAAGGTCACGCTCCCGCGGACGAGTGCGGCGAATCTCGCGTATCTTGCGACGTTCAAGGCGATGACGGCGCAGCGGATGGAAATTGCGTTCACCGGCGGCATAGTGACAGGCGAAACCCATTACTCGCGCATCTACGGATTCCCGCGGCTGAAACTCTCCGCGCCGCCGGCGGCGCCGCTCGCGGACATTATGACCACGGTGCTCACGTTCGAGGCCGAGGAGGCTGCCGAAGCTCCCACAGATATGACCGGGCACGTGCGTCCGTATATCGAGATGGTGAACGCCGCGACGACGGGATATCTGGCGTAAGCGCAACTGTCCGAGGGACGGGCCGGGGTGGCCCGCCCTTTGCGATATTTCGAGAACCTTGCCCCCACATAAGGGGCAACTCCCTTTCTTTGAAATTGAGCCGTTCTGACGCCTGTTTAGGGGCTTTGTAGGGTCAATCCGTTGGATTTTTATTAGGAGGCCAAGATGGCAGAACTGAAATTCCCGAAGGCTTCGGTCATTCGGACCTTCACGCTCAAGACAGACCTCATTGATCCGCCGATCGTGAGACTGGAGCTCACCCCGGCCAGCGGCAAGGATAAGTACAAGAACATCCTATTGCTGACGGGAAGCGTCAAGGACGGCGAGGATGTCAAGAAGATGTCGCCCGAGGCGCAGCTCAGGCTCATTGACGCCTTCGAGGGCCTTATTCCCGTTGTCTCAAAACACGTCATCGGCTGGGATTTGACGGTGGGCGGGGAACCCATTCCCTGCACAGACGAGGAGAAGGCGAAGTGGCTTGACCCGCTCCTCTGGGAGATGACGGAGCCCGCCCGGCCCGAGGCGACATTCGACCCGGGCGATGACGAGGAGAAGGGGGCCGACACGTGGCTCTGGTCGGCCATCATGGAGATTATCTCCGACCAGGGGAACTTCCTAAAAAACTGACGGACTATCTCTCATGGCTCGCAATATGGGGCAACGCGGTGATCCCCCGGGAGATAGGGCAAGGAAGCGGGCCCGCTCAGAATCCGCCGCCGCTCGACGATCACTCGGCGGCAGTCATGGTCTGGTACAGCGAGAACGTCACGGCGTTTACAAGGGATTATGGGCTCATGTCGGAGCTCATCCGGGAGCTCGGGCTCAGGGGTTTAGAGAAGGCCATCACGTTGGCCAAGATGAACGTCATCTATGAGGTGCAGATGAGAAAAGGACGGAACGCGGCAATGGAGGCGAATGGTGCCTGATGTAAGAATCGACGTCTACGCGGACACCCACGGCGCGCCGAAACAGCTCGGTGATACCGAGAAGGCCCTTGACGGGCTTGAGAAGGGGGCGGGCGTAGCTAGTGGAACCATGGGCGGACTATGGAAACAGTTTGCCATCGGTCAACTCGCCGTCGCGGCCCTGAAAAAGGCTTACGATTTACTCAAGGGCGTGGTCGAAGACAGCATTAAGAACGCGCTCGCACAAGAGAAGGCCGATGTCGCACTCCAGGCGGCCATCGAGATCACCGGGCGAACCGTCGAGGGAAATCTCCAACACTACCTTGACTTCGCCGCGGCGCAGATGAAGTATACGACCTACACGGACGACGAAATAGAGGCCAGTCAGGCCCTCCTCCTCCAGCTTACCAGCCTTGACCAAAACGGAATCGACCGGGCGACAAAGGGCGCGATGGGCCTGGCGACGACGATGGGAATAGACCTTCACTCGGCTACGATGATGGTTACGAAAGCGATGGAGGGCAATTACGGAGCATTAGGCCGGGTCGGGATCAAGGTCGCCGAGAACTTGACGGCGGAGCAGAAGCAAGCGTCACTTCTCGACCAACTGGTGACTCTATACGGGAGAGTAACGGCGGAAACGGATACCTTCGGTGGCGCTCTCAAGCAACTCAAGAATTCCTGGGGTGAGATCCTGAAAACGACCGGTACGGCGATCCTCAAGAACGAAAAGGCCAAGGAGGCCATAAAGAACCTGAAGGAATGGATCGACAAGGTAGCATCATCGCCCGAGTTTCAGGACTTTCTTAAGGATGCCGTTGCCGGCTTAATTAAGGCGGCGGAGTTTGCGGGGAAATTCGCGAATGCCGTAATCACCATCTATGATAAATGTATAACGACAAACAAGGCACAGAGAGAATTAAACACAACCTACGACGCATTTCATAAGAGCATCCGCCTTGCGATTGACGGCGGGCGCGACTATGAGGCCGAGATGAAGGCGGCCACGGAAGCTGCGGCTAAAAACAAGAAGGCCATTAACGAAACGGGAACCGCTGTTCATGGCCTATCGGCGGAGCAAATCAAGGCGGCGGCCGAAGCGAAGAAGATGAAGGATGAGCTGGAGAAATCGGCGAAGGCCATTCTCGATAAGTATAACCCGCTTCGGGCCGCGATGAAGAAGGTCTTGGACGAAGAAAGCTTGCTGACGAAAGCTTTTCATGCGGGGGCCATCTCGGAGGCGCAATATCGAATAGGCATGGCGGCATCCGAGAAGGAGCTTCGGAAATTCGGATCCACAATCATCAGTACCGCGATCCCGGCCTATAACCGTATGCGGGACGTAGCTGCAAAGGCGGTCGTCACAATGGCGGCGGGGCCCCCCAAGGTCACTAAGGCCTGGGGTGTCGCCGCGAAGCAATGGGTGCTCAAGAATCAAGAAAGCTTCAGCCAAATCCTCGACGCGGCATCCAGCGTCGTCGGCCAAATCGAAGGAATCCTACAGCAGAGCGCAACAAACAGAATGGCCATATTGGACCAGGAATACCAGGCCCGACTTGCGCTCATCGAAAACAGCAAAATGAATGAGGAGGAAAAAGAGGCGGCCATCACGGCCCTGGACGCTCAGTACAGCATGAAGCGTCGGGCGATGGAGGTGCAGAACGCCCAACAGGCGAAGGTCGTGGCAATCGCCAACGCGATCATCAACGTCGCCCTGGGCGTGACAAAAGCTCTGTCCGCGCTCCCTCCGCCGTTCAACCTCATTCTTGCGGCGATCACGGCGGCGGCCGGGGCCGTCCAGATCGCCCTGATTCGCTCCCAGCCCATCGGGGCGGCGGCCGGCGCCATCTTCAAGCGGAAAGCCCTATTGATGTCGCAGAACACCGGCCAAGAGTACGAGGTCGCCGAGGGCGGAGAAGCGGAAATTGTGAGCTCTCCGCGGCAACTTCGGCAAGCAATCCTGGGCAAGGACGAGAGGTCCGGCCGGACGATCTCGCTGACGGTCCCAATTTACATCGGGGCCAATCTCATCAAGAAGGAAATCATCACCATCGTTGAAGAGGCCGGCCAACTGGGCCGCCTCCGTATTGCCGGAAGGGCGGTGGCATAATGGCGAATCCAATTATAATTTACCGCAATTTATGGAGGGATGGGACCATCCTGGCGGTGACGACCGAGGCGGCGCAATTCCCGGCCGAGTACACCCAGGACGATTCGCCTCAACTATGCTGGCGCTCGACGGCGATCGCGGCCGAGCAGGACATCGACTGCGACCTCGGCGCGGCGCACGAGTATGATTTCGTCACCCTCCTGAATCACAATCTTACAAGCGGCGCGACCATCAAGATCTATGGCGCGACGAATGCCGCATTCACGACCGGGGTCGTCGAGGACTCCTTGACCTACAATGGGAACAATCTCTGGATGGTCCTCGGGACGGCCCGGACGAAACGGTATGTCCGGATCGCGCTTACCGACGCCGCGAACCCCTCGGGATACCTCCGGGTCGGGACCATTATCGTCGGCAAGGGCAACGCCCTGAACCGCCGCCCGAGCGTTCCGTATCAGCGCGGCCCATTCAATGAGACCGAGATCGAGTATTCGCCGTCGGCCAACTTGTTCACCGTCCAGGAGCGGCCCTCGCTCGACAATAAGGTGCTCTTATTCACCGGGCTCAATAACGCTTCGGAACTTATCGTGGAAGCCATACTTAAAGCCTGCGGGTCTCATGTGGCTTGGGCGCTGTGCCTTGATTCGGATGCGCCGAATACCAATAGCTACTGGGTCCATCTCAAATCGCAGGAACTCCCGGAGTGCCAGCACGTCAACTATTGGAACTGGCCGGCCGAGATCGAGGAGATTATTTAATGGGCGCCCCTGCGGCTCCGGTCAATTTGACGGCGACTGCCGTTTCGCCGACGAAGATCGGACTGTCCTGGCATAACCCGGAGGCTTTTGATGATGTTATATTCGTTGAAAGAAAACCCGGCGGCGGCGGTTGGGCAGTCTTAGCGACCATCAACGGAACCGATGAATCCTATAACGATGCCTCCTGCGGAGACGGTACATTATATTCGTATCGGGTCCGAGGAAGAAATGACACCGGCGAAGGTTACGAATACTCTGGCTACTCGAACGAGGCGGATGCGATAACGCCGCTCCCGGCTCCGACCGGGTTGAAGGGAACCTCGAACGCCGCCGGAACCGCGATTACTCTTACGTGGAACGATAACTCACAACACGAGGATAGTTTCAAGATCTTCCAGGGCGCGGCGCTTATTCACACAACCGCCGCCAATGTCGAGTCCTACCCGGTGACGGGCCTGACTCCGGGGCACACCTATACATTCTCGGTTAAAGCCTATAATGCAGTGGCCGGATATTCTTCGGCGAGTTCCGGCGACATCGGCACGGAAGAGCCGATCGTTCCTATAATCACGGACCCGCCCCCGAATAAGCCGTCGGGCCTAACGGCGACGCCGCTCACGACGACATCCGTCCGCCTCAATTGGACGGATAACTCGAACAACGAGGTCGACTTCCATATTGAGAAGAGCTCCACGTCTGCGACAGAGGGCTTCTCAGAGACAGCGCCCCCGACCGTCGGTGCGAATATCACGACCTACACCGCGACCGGCCTTGATTCCGCCGCCCAATATTGGTTCCGGGTGCGCGCCCATAACGCCGTGGGCTACTCCGGCTATTCAAACGTAGCGACGACGACATCGTATGCCGAAATCGCACCACCGACAAATGTCATCGCGACCCCGACCAGCGCGGTTCTCGCCGAAATCACTTTTGACGACAACTCAACGCTGGAGGATGACCATCATTACTACGTGAAAGACGGGGCGGGCGATTGGCCTGCCGAGGGCGCGGCGACAGGAACGGTCGCGCCGAACCGAACCTATTTCACCGTCAGCATGGAGGCGGGGCATACTTATTTGATTCGACTCAAGGCACATCAAGCAGCCTCGTATTCGGGCTACTCGAACGAGGCGGCCTATGCGCCTCTCACCGTGCCGCCCGCCCCGACGAACTTGTCCTTATCGGAGTACCAGGACACTTGGGCGCGGCTTACCTGGACGCCGACCACGGGAGAGGTCGGATACAGCATTGAACAGAGCATAATAAGCGATGTGGCGGGGTTCGCGGAGGTCATGCGAATCTGCGACGACATAGGAAGCATGAAAGTCCCGTGGCTCACGGCTTCGACCCATTATTGGTGGCGGATCCGGGCGTACAGCGGCGCGGGATATTCGGGCTATACGTCGGTCGTGGATGTGATAACCCGGGCGGCTTATTTGCCGTCGAAGTTCGAGAAACTGATTCTCAAGTCAAAGCCGAAACTCGTGTTCTTGGTTGAGGCGAACCCACTCATGGAACTCATGGGATGGATAAATACATCGGGAGTGACCTACGAGGCGGCGTTCGACGAGGCGGGCGCAGCCCTGGACGCGGTATATGAGAACGGACTTGCTCTCAAGGTCAGGACCTCCATCGTGACCGTTGAGGCAACCGCCGGCACGTACTGGCACGATACGGTCAATAAACTGGTCTATGTCCACACGACCGGCGGCGACAGTCCGATCAACGCACTCATCACGGGTTCGCTCCGGCTCTATTTCACAACGTGGCAGGAAGGGAAAACGATTTACAACGGCAACAATTACCTTCCTCTTGTGGCCGCCGACGGCATCCCGGACATCTCGCAGATTATTCAACCCTATTATGAGGGAACGTTCGCCGTATCTTCGGGGACCGTGAGTTTCATCAACGGCAAGGTTCGCAAGGCGTTTTACTTTGACCGCCGATATGCCTGGTATCTCTGGCTCAACCGCAAGGTCAAGTTCCTGGCAGGCGGAACGGACTTCACCTACACGCAATTTGCACACATTAACACGGGATCGATCAACGCAGTCACGATCGACAGTCGGAGGATGAGTC